GAGTAGTTTACTGAGTATATGGGCACAAAGTCGTAAGGCAAAAGCCGAAGAGCAAAAGCTTCTTATAACAAGGGGTGAGTTTGAAATGAAAGCTCGTAAACAATCCTTGGACCACGGACTAAAAGACAAAGGCTTTGCATGGACACGAAGAATCATTGCTTTGGCCTCTATCTTTGCAATCGTGTTGCTACCAAAATTGGTTGCAGTATTTTATCCGGATGTAGATGTAACGGTTGGATATACGAATTGGAACCCAGGGTTTTGGTTTTTTAAAGAAGGTAGAGAGGTCTTTGAATGGATTACATTTCAAGGATTGGTAATAACACAGTTAGATACGAACTTAGTATCGGCTATAATTGGAATGTATTTTGGAGGAAGTTTAGTTAAAAAATAATATGCCTTATAGTAAATATAATTTTAGACCGGGAATAAATAAAGAAGGCACAGACTATTCTAATGAAGGTGGATGGTTTGACTCTAATCTAATTCGTTTTCGTAAAGGACTGCCTGAAAAGATAGGCGGTTGGGTAAAAGAAATTTCTTCCACTTTTTTAGGTACAGGCAGAGCGCTATTGGCTTGGGTTTCTTTAGACTCTACAAAATGGTTGGGATTGGGCACGACATGGAAATATTATGTGTCGGACGGCAACTCTTACAACGATATAACACCAATACGAGCAACAACTTCTGCTGGGGATGTTACGTTTGCAAAAGTTGCGAATGATGATGCGACAATAACAGTAAGCGATACAGCACACGGCGCAGTACAAAATGATTTTGTAACATTTAGTGGTGCGGCCAGTTTGGGAGGCAATATTGTTGCCAATGTTTTAAACCAAGAATATCAAATAGCAACCGTTGTAAACGCGAATAGCTACACAATAGAAGCCAAAGACACTTCTGGCGCAACCGTTTTAGCAAACGCAAGTGATTCAGGAAACGGTGGATCAAGCACGGTAGGTGCTTATCAAATTAATGTTGGGCTGGATGTTTATGTTTCTTCTACTGGTTGGGGTGTTGGCGCTTGGAGCACGGGTGCTTTTGGCAGTGCCACTGCTGTTTCCGCAACAAATCAATTAAGGCTTTGGTCACACGATGCGTTTGGCGAAGATCTTTTGTTGAATCCTAGAGGCGGAGGCATCTATTATTGGGACGAATCTGCTGGTACATCTACAAGAGCAGTAAACATTACAGCTTTGTCAGGAGCAAACCTAGCGCCTACGGTTGGACTGCAAACCATAGTTAGTGATATAGACAGACACGTTATAGTTTTAGGAGCAGACCCAATAGAGGGTTCAGCAAGAAGCGGCACATCCGATCCTTTGTTGATTGCGTTTAGCGACCAAGAGAACGCTGCTCAATGGGAGCCGTTAAGCACGAACACAGCGGGGTCAATACGTTTGTCTTCGGGATCACAAATTGTAGGAGGCTTACGAGCTCGTCAAGAAATATTGGTTTGGACAGATACGTCTTTGTACTCTATGCAGTTTGTAGGCCCTCCATTTACCTTTGGCGTTAATTTAATCAACGAAAATATTGGTTTGATTTCTCCAAACGCGGTTATAAACGCACCAGACGGTATATATTGGATGGCAAGAGACGGTTTTTACAAGTACGACGGCGCTGTTTCAAGAGTGCCTTGCTTTGTTTTAAATTTTGTATTGGATGGATACAACGCGTCGCAAGCCTTTAAAACATTTGCAATTACTAATCGCGAGTTTAACGAGGTTGGTTGGTTTTATGTTTCTTCGGACAGCACAGAAATTGATCGTTATGTTATGTACAACTATTTAGAGCAAGTGTGGTCCATAGGTGCGTTATCAAGAACAGCTTGGATAGACGATGGAATATTTACTAAACCAAGAGCCACATCAAACGGTTATTTGTATGAGCATGAACATGGAAACGACGCAGACGGTTCTCCTATGGATAATGTGTATATAGAGTCCAGTGACTTTGACATTGATGACGGACAGTTTATATCTTTTGTTAGAAGCATAATACCGGACGTTAAATTTACAGGCAGTGGTGGCACAAGCCAAGCACTAAACTTTGTTTTAAAACACAGAAACTATCCTGGAGAAAGCTTGACTACTTCCAGCACTTCTTCGGTTACAAGTTCTACAACAAAAATAGACACTCGTTTGAGAGGAAGACAAGCTGTTTTAAGGTTAGAATCTGACGACGATAACGTGCCTGGAAACACAGGAGTAGGTTGGAGGCTTGGTAGCACTCGGTTTGACATTAGACCAGATGGTAAACGCTAGTGGCAAAACTTTTAAACAGTAGATTGCCTCTTGCTTCAAGCGCTGTAGACGCTGCTTTGTACAACAGAATGGTGCGTATTTTAGAGATAAACCTAGGTAAATTTGATCCTACAGCAACTCCGCAATATACTGATGTACAGATAGGACAAAATAAATTTGCAACTGGCGATGTAATATGGAACTTGTCAAAAGATGTTTTACAAGTTTACACAGGCAGTCAGTGGCAAGATCTATCAACACGAACACCGGTAGGACTTGAAGCCACGGGTTCTGTTGGAACATTAACAGTCGCTACAAACGGCTCAACAACTATTTCTTTATAATGCCGATACAAAAAGTAAAAGGAGGATACAAGTGGGGTAAATCTGGAAAGGTTTATCCAACCAAAGCTCAAGCTGCAAAACAAGCAAGAGCTGCGTATGCTTCTGGGTATAAAGGTTATCAAACAGGAGATGTAGTAACTCAGTCAACAGATCCTTTTGCACCAAACTTTGAGATGCCTAGTGGCGGAGGCACGACAACCACTGTCGGTGGACCAAGACAAACTACTTCTGATCCTTTTGCTAGAGATTTTGCCAAACGTATGCTTATGATGGGCATTGTGTCTAATCCACAAGCTAGGCAAGGTCTTGGAATGTATAAAGCGTTCAGGGACCAAGGACCTATGGGACTTGGTAAAGCTTTAGGACAACGAGCAGGCATAGAAGCGTTGTTTAGAAAAGTCGGTCCGTGGGGAATGTTGTTGCAAAACAGAGGAGGTCCTTTGGGCTTGGGTATTATGGGTTCAAAAAGACCGATGAGTTCAAAAGTTATGCAAGGACTCTTAGACCCTAGAGTATCTGGCAGACTAAAGTTTGCTCAAGCCTTTCCACAAATAGCGGGTCTTGGGTGGTTGATGAATAAAATTCAACCGAGAATAGAAGGACAACGTGGTATATTGGGCCAAGGACTAGGGCCACAACTAAGAAACTTGTTTGCTCGAATATCACCAATAAAGTCTTATGAAGAAAAATACGGCATGGGTTCGGCTGAAGAAGACATGTATTCAGACATACAGCCTGTGGAAGTGACTGCTCAGAAAAGAGCAAGAGAGCCTAGAAAACCTAGAGTATCAGAAATTGCCGATATGATTAAACAGCAAGATATGTACGGTGGAGGAATTGGTGAAAGGTTAGCAGAAACAGGCGGTGATCCTAGTGCTTTTATGTCTGGTTTAGTGCCAGGGGCCGCACAGTCCACGAACCAAGGACTAAGGGCAGCTAATTTTAAAAGAAGAATTGCTAAGATGTTGGCGAAAGGAAAAACCCCTAAAAAAGATTTTTACCAACCGGAGCGTAAAATAAGCAGTGGTGGGTTTTCAAGAAGATAAACATTAGCAAAAAATAATGGTAGAATAAAATGAAAATAGGTACACACAATAACGGAGACATAAATGGGACTGTTTGACGACGATTACAGTTTTGACGATCTTCTTGGAGATCTCGATTTTTCTTACCCTGTCAGCACTGATACCAGTGGCGACATTTCTGTTGACGACACTTTCAACACAATATTTTCTGATGATGGTTCATTGGATGCTCTTATTCAAGATGAAATTTACGGTGGAAGTGGATCGTTTTTAGATATGGTACCGTCTTATGGTTTTGACGACTACAGCGATTACAGTTGGTTGGACGATCTTATTCAAGAAGGAGACACATATTCCGCAGACGATATTACAGGAATGACGGACGAAGAACTGGCTGCGGCGATAGCAGGAACAGAGCCTGAAACAGGAATCTTTGGAGGTACTTTTGGTCCTAAAATCAGAAACACTATCTTTGGTCAAGGATCAGGTCCTTTGGGCGGAAACGTTTTAGGAGGCGGTGGCATACTTGGTCAAATATTAGGCTTTGGTGGACAAGGCGGCGGACAAGGCGGTGGCATACGCAGTTTG